TCAAGTGCGACTGCACCGCGGCGACCTCTCCGGCGTCGGGGATCAGACCGCCGCTGTCGTTGTCCCGCACGAAGCGAACGAGCACCCCACCGGGCGGAATGTCGGTCGTGTCCTTCCAGGTCGTCACCCACGCGCGGGTGACGCCGCTGACCTCCTTCGCCCAAGCGACGTAATCGGCCGGGTCGCCCCCCTGCGGAGGGTCGGCGAGGCGCGCGAGCAGCCGCGCTCGGAGCGACTCGGTACCCTCCTGGTCGCTGCCGTCGGCGAGGTTCGTCGCCGCGGCGGTCGCGCTGTTCACCCCGGAGATCGGCGACTCGAACGTCAGCGCCACGCCCGCGGTCAGCGTCGGGAGCGCGCCCGCCGTGACGGCCGTCACCGTCGGCGCGGCGGCGCCGGCGACGAGCGTCACCGACGCGTCGGTCAGGTACCGTTGGCCGTCAGTGCGCGTCAGCGCCGTGCCGGCAGGCACCACCATGCCGGTCGTCCCCGTCACGGCGAGGGTCGCGCGGGCGAACGTGGGCGGCGTCTTGGTGATGCCGTACAAATCAGCCTGGCGCACGAGGAACGCGTCGTCGCTCTGATCGGCGAAGAGCTGTTTCCCCAGGTACTCGAGGTGGCCGTGCAGCATGTGCGCGGCGCCGGCGAGCACTCGGGCGAGCACGCGAACCAGCGCGCGGCGCAGGAGCGCGCCGGTCAGGGTGAGGCGCGAGACGAAGTCGGCTTCGATCCGAGTGATGAGATCCGAGAGGGTGGGGCGCGCGAAAGCCACGTCAGACTCCTTGCCAGACGAGGCCGAACCGCGAGCTCGCGGCCTGTCCCGGCTTGGTGATTACCACGGTGAGAGCGAGCCCGGAGACCGCGGGGCCCGCGTACCATTCGGCGACAACGTCGAGGGTGCTCGCCACGCCGTCGTCGAGCAGCCATTGCAGCGCCTCGAGGGCGTAGGTACGGGCAGCGGTCAGCACCGCGGGCGTGCGCTTGCTCCGCTCGAGGAGCCAGAGCCGCGAGCCGATCAGGTCGCCGTCGTCGGGAGCGAACTGGTCCGCCCACCAGCCCCGGCGATCCGGGCTGCTCGAGGGTAGGGTGTCGCCCGTGCCCGCCTGACGGTCGAGGTACAGCGAGAGCAGGATCGCGGTCTGTAGACCGTCGTCGACCACCAGGTCTCCGGCCTTGACCGCCACGTCGCCAGCGGTCTCGGTCCACACGAGGGCGATATCGCTCACGTCGGCCCCGCAGTGACGCCGGTGACGGGCGCGCCCGAGCTGGCGCCGGTGAGCAGCGCGCCGGCACTGTGCACGTGGCTGGCGAGCGAGACGGAGCCCGCACGCACGTCGACAGACGCCGTGAGGGTGCCGGTCACCTGGGTGTCGGCGGCGAGCACGATCTTCCCGCCCGAGGCGGGAGTCAGATCAATGTCGCCGTTCGCCCTCATGACGATCCTCGCCCCGGTGTGGTTATAGATGGCGACCTCGCCGTCGGACAGATTCTGGAGTCTGTATCGCCTATCCGACACCCCGACCGCAAGGCCGTGGTCGCGGCGACCGCCGACGAAGACCACCACCGCCTCGGCCCCCGCCATCGGCTTGGACGTGAAGCCGTAGGACGCGAAGTGCTCGACCTCGTCTCGCACCTCGCCCGGAAGGAGCTCGACCTGAATCGCCTGGAGCCCGGTGGAGTCGTCGACGGACTGGACCACGCCGCGACCCACAACGTTGGCCACCGCAGTGCGGAGCGGGCGCAGGAGACGGCCGAGATCGTCGAGGGTCATAGGGCGACGTGCGAGGTCAGACCCCCCGCACGATCTCCTTCCAGTAGTTGTTTCCCGGGGGAGCGCCCAGGGTCGGATCGGGCCTGTACGCGGCCGGGTCCTTGAGCGTGAGCTCCGTCGTGGTGCCGCCCGACAGGTCGAGCGCGAAAGTGAGGCCGGCGATCAGCATGTCGCCCTGGATGCCTGCCCGGGGAGCCTCGACGGGCACAACGGCGTTGAGCGGCCACAGGGAGCCGTCGGGCTGCGTCCACCCCTGCACCGTACCCGTGACGGTCTCGCTGCGCGCGGCTCGCATGGCGGCCTCCCACTGGGCACGCTGACGGGCCGTCGTCGTGGTGACGTTGCCATCGGGACGGACGACCAGCACGCGGGCGGCGCGGATCGCACTGTCAGTGGCCGCGCCTTTCACGCCTGCGGCCGCCGCACCGGAGAGATCGTCCCGGCCCTTGTGCGATCCCATCACCTCGTAGCGCGCGAAGCGGCTCGAGTAGTCGTAACGGGCGCCCAGGCGTTTGAGGTTCTGCCCGAGCACCAGGGCACCCGAGCACCGGCCGGTTCCGCTGCGCACCAGCACCACGCCGCCCGCGCCGTCGGAGATCGGCAGGAGCCCGGCGACCTTGCACAGGTTCTCAAGCGAGGCCTGCACGGTGTCGCCCGGGTCGATCGAGTGCTTCTTCGGGATCGAGATGCTCGAGAGCGCCAGCCCGGCCTGCAACGTCACCGACACGCCGAAGGGCTTGCAGAGCTTCTGCGCCAGGGCGAGCACGTCGACGTTCGAGAACTCCCACCTGTCGAGTTGCGCCGAGCAGTCGACCAGGTCGGCGGCCCGGTCTCGCCCTTCGACGGTGATCGTGTGGGAGCCCCCGTCGACGTCCTGTTCGCGGCTGAACACCCACCCGGTGATCAACGTCTGGTCGTTGACGATCACCTCGCACGCGTCGCCCTCGCGGACCGGCCACGGATCGCCGTCGTCCCAGCGATCCGTCACCGACAGGGTAAACGTGCCGCAGAGCTGCTCGAGGCCCCGAGTGACGCGGGCGGAGTTCCAGCCCTGGAACCGGCGCCCGTTGACGACGATCGCAACCCGGTCACCCACGGGAGAGCACCTCGAGGGTCACGCCGCCGGGGACGAGCACGGGATTCACCACGCGGTTGCGCGCGAGGAGATCGGCCTCGCCGTCCACGTCGCCGTAGAGCCGGTGAGCGAGCACGAGGGAGGGCAGGGAGACGTTCGGAGTGTAGCTCTGCAGGTGGGGCAGGTCCCCGGCACCGGGCACCGCGGCGACCGTCGCGGCCCGGAGCGCGAGCAGCGCGGGAAACGCGTCGTCGGTGACGGCTTCGGTGTGGGCGTCGAGCGCCTCGAGCACCTGCTCGCGCTCGGAGATCGCCTGCTCGTAGCTGTCGAACGACTCGAGAGCGAGCGCCTCGCAGGCGTAGGTGAGGGCGAGGCGGTCGACCACCGCCGAGAGCGCCGCCAGGTTCGCCGCTTCGGCGCTCGAGGGGAACGACGTGGTCAGCTCGAGCCCGTAGAGCGCGAGGAACGCGCGGCTCGGCGCAGGCGAGCCCGTGAGCGCGTCGGCGAGGGAGGCGAACACCGAGGCCACGGCCGCGACCAGGTCGCTCGGGGCGCGGGAGAGCTCCACCGCGCTCGACTCGAGGTCGGCGAGCGTCTTCGCCAGTGCGGCGACCTGTTGCCCCGCCAGCGTCTTGAGGTCGAGCACCTGCCCCAACGCGCGCGACACCTGCGCCACCGCGGCGGCGGAGTTGACGAACAGGGTGGGCAGGGAGACGTACTGCGACAGGAACGTGAGCGAGAGCGCGTTCTTCGCGGCCGTCGCCGCGGCGGTCAGCGCCGACGCCGTGTTCACCGCCGCCGTCGGGTTCGACGCCGCGGCGGTGGTCTCGAGGAACTCAATCGAGAACGAAGCGATTCCGCCCTCGGTGCGCGTCTCCCGCGTGCGGTAGCTCGCCACCGCCACGCGGACCACGCCGAACTGTGCGTGGTTGAGCTCCCCGGGGCCGGGCACCTCGAGCGCGGCGATCAACCGGTCCCGCGCGGTCTCGTAGTCAACGCCGAGAACGTAGCCCTCGACGTTGAACTTTCGGCCCTTCTTGCCGAGGTCCTCGATAAAGTTCGGGTTCTCGCTGAAGGGGAAGTCGTGGGCGACGGTCTGCCGACCACCGGCGCGCTCGTTGGCGTCGGTGTAGAACGGCACCCCGCGGAAGCTCGCCGGGCGAGCAGAGTCGCGCCAGCTCACGGGGCCGCCATCGTGTAGCCGGCGCTGACCGTCACGGGCGCATCACCGGTGGGGCTCGACACCCGGGCCCCTCGGGGCAGGTTCGAGAAGTCGACCGTCACGTTCGCTTGCGTCGACGAAGCGCCAGGCGCCGGGGGCACCCCCGCGGGACGGGGCGGGATCGCCGTGTCACCGACGTGCCGCACCACCCCCTCGAGAGATTCGAAAGGGTGAGAGGCGAAGCCCGAGATCGCGTCGATGATCGGCTGAATCTCTTCCCACGCGTCGCGGAAGACGTTGCGGATCGAGTTGCCCCAGTCCTTGAAAATGAACGTCAGGTCGCCCCAGTTGTCGGCGATCGCCTTGCCCGCGAGGGCCACGCCGGCGGCGGCCGCGAGGAACGGGAGGAACGCCAGTGAGAGACTCGCGACCGTGCCGAGCACGCCGAGCAGGGGCGCCGCGGCAGCAGTCACCGCGGGGGCCACCGCGGCCCAGGCGGCGGCGAAGATCGGCAGCAGCTCGGCCCCGAGGGAGACCACCGACACGGTGAGCGACGCGAGCGAGGCGAGCAGGGGGGCCAGGAGCACGCCGGCTCCGGCGAACGCGCTGCCCATCGGGCCGAGCCACTCGACCACGCTCCCGATGGCGCCGGCGATCCGTTCCAGGCTCCCGATCAGGCGCTCGAGGCCCCCGCCGCTGAGCCAGGTGTCGAACGCCGCCGCGGCCTTGTCGGCCCACTCCTTCAGACCGTTCCGGTGACCCGAAAAATACTCGGTCAGCTTCGCGGCCAGCTTCGTGAGCGTCGGGAAGAACGCGCCGGCGACGGTCATGTGCAGCCCATAGAACGCGGTCTGCAAGTCCTTCGTGGCGTTGTCGAGGTCGCTCGCGGCCTGGGCAGAGTTCTCCTGCGAGCCGACGAGATCCATATAGCGCCGCTGCTGCGCCTGGATCGCCGCGCCGCCCTGCGCCAGGAACACGCCCATCTGCGCGCCTGACTTACCGAACACCGTCGTCGCCAGAATGGCCCGTCTGGCCGGGTCTTCGATCCTTGCGAACGCGTCGGTGAGGAGCGAGAGCGCCTGCTCGTTCGACTTTGCGGACTTCATCTGGCGCGCGAACGTGGGGGAGATCTCGTTCAGGAACTTCATGAACCCACCGCCGTCGCCGACGTGGAGCTCGCCCATATTCTTGTTGAGCTTGTCCATCGCGCTGACGAAGCCCTCGGTGTCGACGTCCGCTTGCTTGGCCGCGTACTGGAGTGAAGCAAACGAGTCGACGTTCAGCCCCACGCGCTGCGACACCGTCGCGAGCTGGTCGCCGGCCTCCATCGCGCCGTGAAAGATTGCCCAGAAGGCAACGCCGGCGCCCACGGCGAGCCCCGCCAAGCGCGCGCCGAGAGACGCGATCTCCTGGCCGACGCCGCCGGCAGCGTCCTTCACCGCGCCCCACTTCTTGGCGACGCCCTCGAGGCCGACGTTCGCCTGGAACGCCTTCGTCGCGTCCTTCAGGGGCGCGAGACGCTTCTCGATTCGATCGCGAATCTCCTTGATCGGACCGGTGGCCTTGTCGACGGCGCGAATAACGAGCGAGAGATCAATATGCTTTTCGTTCGCCATTGAGCTCCCTCGCTCGGTCACCCCAAAACAACAGGTCGTCCGCCGTCAGGCTCCAAAGTTCCGCGGCCGGAAAATGGAACGTCGCTGCGATTACGCCGAGCCAGCGCTCCCAGTCTTCGGGCCAACCTCGAGAAAAACGCTCAGCGCCTCGAAGAGCGCAATCAGGTCCCGGAACGAAAGCCGATCCATAACCGAATCGGGCTGCACGCAGAGCCGGCCCGCGAGCTTCAACAGGTTGTCCGTGAGGTCGAGCTCGGTGATCTTCAGCCCGCGCAGGTCCTTGGCGGTGATCGTCTCACGCACGTCGAGCACGACGACCGTCTCCGAACCGTGCAGCACCGGGTCTTTGAGCGTCAGCTGCATCAGACCTCCTCGCCCGACTTGGCCTCGAACCGCACCGTGAAGTTGCCCTCGTCGGTGTTCCCGACGCCCTCGCCGACCTGGTAGGCGTCGCGCAGCACGATGACCTTGCCGTTGGCCAGGGCGAGCGTGACCGTCGCGCCGTCGGTGGTCAGGAGCGCGCGGAGGTCGAGGCTGGCGCGGTCGGTGAGATCGCCCTCAACGAACGCCGGCTGGGGCGTCTCCTTGTAGCCGTGCACGCCATCGGCTCCGACGATCGACTCGCGCTTGGGCGTACCGAGACCGTAGGTGAAATTACCCTTGGCCTCCTGCAGCACGCCGTTGACTTGTACTTGGATTGTCCCGCCGCGGCGAAGAGACGACATTTTGCACGCTCCTTGAAAAGGCCCCCGTCTCTCCGAGGTGTCACGCGGTCAACCCCAAGGGGGCGCTCTGCGTTTGAGTTCGGCGGCGACCTGACCCAGCCCCCCGGCGGATTAGTCGACGCCAAAAAATCAGAGCCGGAACTGGACCTTCGCGGCGGTCACCACGAGCTGGTTAATCAGGTTCGGCGGCAGCAGGAAATTGAGCCGATTCGCGTCGAGCGCGTCGCGTTCGACCACCAAGTCGGCCTTGAACTGATCGAAGCCCTCGACCAGCCCGAGCTCTGCCATCGACCGGAACCACGAGACCGCCTCGGCCTTGCCGAGCAGGGGCGTGATCACCGCCTGGCCAGCGCCGAGCCGCGTGCCGTCGTTGGCCAACTTGTGCCGCGGGTAGCGGGTCTGCATCTGCGCCCGGAACGAGTACCGCAGATAGGCGAGGGTGAAGAGCGTCTCGACGCTGAGGTACGCCTGATCGGACGAGCCCGCGGCGTTGGTCTGGTAGGTCGTAATCAGACGGTCGATCACCACCTGCGTACCGGCCAGGCGCGTCACGCTGATCCCCGAATACAGGAGCAGGTTGCGCATCTGCAGCGTGTCGAGCGCCGAGAGCGCCGGGGGCAGCACCCAGGCGAGCGGGAGCGTCTGGAACGGCCGCGCCGGATCAGCCTGCGCGGACAGGGCGACGACACCGGCCACGCTGGCCGCGAACTCCATCGGCGGCGTGGGAGAGTCGTTCGTGCGGACAATCACGCTCGAGGGTGAGTTACGGCCCGCGCCGAGGGTGCCGACCGCGGAGTAGGTCGCACTCTTCGCGGTGATCGCCACGCCGTCGATCATGCGCAGCGGACCCATGCGGCTCGCGAGCTCGGCCTCGATCGCAGAGAGCGAGCTCGCGTCAGTGTACGGATGCGCGACCACGTTGAACCAGGTGTCGCCCATCGCGGCGATCAGCGAGGTCAGCACCGGGTTCGTCGCGCCACCCGAGAACGCGGTCAGCGCGACGGTGAGGCCCGCCGGAGTCGACTCACTGTCGCTCTGGTAGTTGACGCGCAGGTCGTACTCGTTCGCGGCGCTGCCCTTGTTGACGCTGGTGATCGTCGCGACGCCGAGGGCACTGGTGCAGGTGACCGGGAGCTCGTTGCTGCCGACGGTGTTGCCGATCGCAGTGGCGATCGCGCTCGCGACCTGCGTGGGGGTCATGCCCGTGGTCACTGCCACGCGCACCAGGTTGCCCGCCACGTAGAGAGCGAGGGTGCCGTCCGCGGTCGCGGTGCCCGTCACGGTCACCGTCGCGGTGGCCGCAGTCGCGGCGCCGTCGTCCGCGAGTACGCCAATCCAGCACTCGGTGTTCGTGTTCTCGGTGAACCAGGCCTTGGCCATACGGTGGAGCTGCGATCCGCGCCCGGCCAGGGTCGCCACCTGGTCAGCGTTGGCGACCTTCAGGATTGCGTTCCCCGCCGCGGTGCCGACTGAGTTCTTCTGCCCAACGAGCAGTGCGCGGAACGCGAGCAGGGCTGGACCGCCCGAGGCGCGCGAGCCATCGAACTCGGCCGTGACGAATGGGACGCGCAACGTACCGGGAATCTGATTGAACGAGACAGCCATCGGTTAGCCCTCCGCGGAATCTGGAATCTGGGGTACCACGACAGCCACGTCACCGCAATCGAGCAGCCGCACCCAGTAGCTGCCGAGTACGACGCTCTCCCCCTCAGGCGCGAGGAACCGCAGGGTCTCGGGGTGGCGCACGAGTAGGCCCGGCGCGGGCTTCAAAATCACGAACGACAAGAATCACCTCACGTTGAACTGGTCGACTGCGAGCTCGTGATCGGCCGTGACCCGCAGAAAGTCATCGGCCGGCACCGGAACGCGGGGCTGCGTCTCGTAGACGACCGAGAACTCGAGGTGCGCGCAGCCCACCGGCTGGTCTGTCTCGAGCTTGACGCCAATCTCAGTGCTCTCGAGCCGTACGCCGCGGAAGATTACCGGCCCCAGGCCGAGGAATGGATCCGCCTCGAGCGCGCCCTCAACCTGCAGCGCCAGCGTGTCGAGCTGATCCTCGAGCTCGTCGGGGAGTCGGGTCGCTGCCCACGCGTCGACCGCGAGGGTCGCCGTGCGCTGGAGTGCGGTACCGACAACGGCGTCGACCACCTCGTCGAGGATGTAGACCGCGACCGCCGGCAGGAGCCGGCCGCGCTGCGGTGCAAGCCTCGAGGTGCTCACCCGATCGTCAGCGTCGGTGGCGAATCTCGGGGCGGTACCCTTGAGGGTCGCCACGGCCGCCTGTCTGATTTGAGCGCGCTCGTGCACGTCAGGCCCGGTGCAGCAGCAGGAGAACGTTGTCCGCGGTCTTGCGAACCTCGTGCACCGTGTAGGTCACCCCTCG